GTGGCATGATGCTGAGAAAGGAAAAAATGAATATGTTCCAACAGATGTTCATTGGTCAGAAGTTCCTGGAAGAGATTTGAAGTGGAAAGAAACTACGATCGCAAACACATCCGAACAACAGTTCAAAGTTGAGTTTGAATGTGAGTTCTTAGGATCAGTCGATACTCTGATTGCACCAAGTAAACTAAGAACTTTGATATACGACAACCCGATTCAAAGAAATGCTGGTTTGGATGTTTATGAACCGTCTAAAGATGATCATGATTATGTAATGACAGTTGACGTTGCTCGCGGTGTAGGTGAAGACTATTCAGCATTTGTAGTTGTTGACATCACTCAGTTTCCTCATAAAGTTGTTGCAAAATATAGAAATAATGATATCAAACCAATGCTGTTTCCAAACATTATTTACGAAGTGGCAAAGAATTATAATAGTGCTTTTATATTATGTGAGGTAAATGATATTGGAGACCAAGTGGCATCTATCCTTCAGTATGATTTGGAGTATCAAAACCTCCTTATGTGTTCTATGAGAGGTAGAGCAGGACAGATTGTTGGTCAAGGATTCTCTGGCAAAAAGACACAACTGGGTGTTAAGATGTCCAAGACTGTAAAGAAAGTTGGATCCCTCAACCTCAAGACCCTGATTGAAGAAGATAAGTTAATATTCAATGATTATGAAATTATTTCAGAATTGACAACCTTTATTTCAAAGCATAATTCATTTGAAGCAGAAGAAGGGTGTAATGATGACCTTGCAATGTGTCTTGTGATATATGCATGGTTGGTCCAAATGGACTACTTTAAAGAGTTGACTGACCAGGATGTCCGTAAAAGATTATATGAAGAACAGAAGAATCAAATTGAACAGGATATGGCACCATTTGGATTTATGAATGATGGTCTTGACGATAACAGTTTTGTTGACAGTGATGGTGATAGATGGTTTACTGACGAATATGGTGATAGAGCATATATGTGGGATTACTTGTCATAATGGATTTAGATGGTCAAATAAAACTAGGACACTTATTGCTTCAAGATAGGAAGTGTAGGACTTGTGGCGATATAAAAAATCTTGTAGAAAGTTTTTACAGAACACGTAAAGACAGAGGTCCAGTTGCATCTTCGTATTCATATGAGTGTAAAGAATGCACGATACAAAGAATCGTCATCAGTAAAATGACCAGTAATATTTTTGATAGGTGGGAATACCCGGATTGGTAGTTCACGTCACGTTTCCCCTGTGAAAACATGGTTTTTGATAAATATTTTCAGATAAACTGAGATCACGGAGAAAAACATGGCGACTCCTCAATTATCTCCAGGCATACTAGTCAGGGAGGTTGACCTTACAGTAGGAAGAGCTGAGAATGTATTAGATAACATTGGAGCAATTGCGGGTCCCTTTGCGATTGGTCCAGTCGATGAAATTACTGATATTACTACTGAACAAGAATTAATCAACACCTTCGGTAAACCAATTTCTACCGATGCCCAATATGAATATTGGATGAGTGCTTCAAACTTCCTTTCTTATGGAGGGGTTCTGAAGGTAGTTAGAACCGGAGATTCAAACCACAACAACGCAAACGCTGGTGTTGGCATTGCATCTACAACAGCTCTGGTAATCAACAACTACGACGATTACACTGCAAACCATAAGACTGACAACAGCTTTACTTATGGTGCTAAGAACCCTGGTTCTTGGGGTAACGGTTTGAAAGTCTGCACCATCGATGACTTTGCAGATCAAACCGTTGGTATTAGCACAACCAGTTTAGTTGGTGCTGGAGCAACGGTTGGATATGGTGTTACTACAACCCTTAACGGAGTTGTCATTCCTGGAACAGGAACAACTTCAACTTTCAATGGTTTCTTGAAAGGAATCGTTGTTGGACTTAGAACGGATTCTTCTGGAAATTCCAGTCAAGTTGACATTAAAGTTGTTTCTCGTGTAGAAACTGTTGGTGGTGGTTCAACTGAAACCAAAATTAGTTATCAAGAAGGAACATCGTTTGCTTCATTTGGAACTAGTGGAGAAATTCACTTTGTTGATAATAACGGTGGTTTGGTTACTCCAGAATCGGGAGTCTTCTATACCCCAGCAACTGCAGTTGACTGGTACGATCAGCAAACTCTTGGACTGACCAACTCAACAATTTATTGGAAGTCTCTTGCACCAAGACCTATTTCTAATGTCTACGTCACAGACAGACAGGGTAAGAACGACGGCATTCACGTCGCAGTTGTGGATGATGATGGTTCCATCACTGGAATCAAAGGAAATCTCCTTGAGAAGCACGTTAATCTGTCCAAGGCAGCAGATGCAATTTCTAATGTAAATTCACCTCAAAGAATTTACTACAAGGACTATCTTGCAGATAATTCTGAGAACATCTATGCTGGATACAATCCATCTTCTGCAGCAGATGCATTCCATGGTACTGCACCAAGAGCATCTGGATTCTCAACTGACTTCACCGCTGTAACAACTGCAGATGGTCTGTGGGGTCTTGATGCACAAGGTGTTACTTATTCAGTAATTGGTAACAAGACTTATTCACTCGGTGGTGGAGTTGACTACTCTGCAACTGGTGGAATGAAGGCAGAACTTTCCAACCTCATTACATCCTACGGACTTTTTGCAAATGATGATGAAGTTGAAGTTGATTACCTGATCATGGGTCCTGGTTGCACTGCTGAATCAGATTCACAGGCAAAAGCAAACTACATCATCTCTCTTGCAGAGGCAAGAAAAGATTGTGTTGCATGTATTGGACCTCACAGAGGAAATGTTGTTAACGTCACTAATACAACAACCCAGACCAACAATCTGATCAACTACTTCTCACCACTAGCCTCTTCATCATACGCAATCTTCGACAGTGGTTATAAGTATCAGTTTGATAGACTCAACAACGAATTCCGTTATGTTCCATGTAACGCAGACGTTGCTGGTTTAATGACTCGTACTAATCTGGTTGCATATCCTTGGTTCTCTCCTGCAGGTCAGCAACGCGGTGTTATTAACAACGCAATCAAACTTGCATACAACCCAACCAAGGCACAAAGAGACAAACTGTATCCAAACAGAATTAACTCCTTTATCACTACACCTGGTATTGGAACACTTCTGTTCGGTGATAAGACTGCTCTTGGATATGCATCCGCATTTGATAGAATCAATGTTCGTCGTCTGTTCCTCACAATTGAACAGGCACTGCAGAGAGCAGCAGAAGCACAACTCTTCGAACTCAATGATGAGTTGACGAGAGCAAACTTCAGAAACATTGTTGAACCATACCTCCGTGATATTGAATCGAAGAGAGGACTCTATGGATATCTAGTTGTTTGTGACGCAACAAACAATACCCCCGATGTTATTGATAATAATGAATTTAGAGCAGACATCTTCCTGAAGCCTGCCAAGTCTATTAACTATGTCACACTTACATTTGTTGCTACCAGAACTGGAATCAGTTTTGAAGAAGTAGCAGGTAGAGTTTGATAACATTATCTAAATAACAAAAGGAGGATTAAAAAATGGCTGAACACTCTCTCTCAAAGTTTAAATCAAAACTGATCGGAGGCGGTGCCCGTCCCAATCTATTTGAAGTTGAGATTACTAATGGTGGTCCTGGTGGAGTCCCCTCTGGGGTCTCCCAGCTTGACACAGATACCTTTAAGTATCTTTGTAAAGCAGCTAACCTGCCTGCTTCAAACGTAGCTTCAATTGATGTTCCTTTTAGAGGACGTACTTTTAAAGTTGCAGGTGATCGCACATTTGATACTTGGACTATCACCATCATCAACGATACTGATTTCAAAATCAGAAAGACGATGGAGGAATGGGCACAAAAGATTGCTAACTATCAAGAAGCATCTGGTGCTACAGATCCTGCCGATTATATGGCACAAGCGACTGTTAGACAACTTGGAAGAAAGGCATCAAATATCGGAGATGGATCAACCAACTCCGAAGGTCAAGGTCTTGATTCAATCGCAGTTTATAAATTTGTTGATATTTTCCCAACAAATATTTCTGCAATCGATCTTTCCTATGACACCACAGATACTATTGAAGAATTTACAGTTGAGTTCTCAGTTAACTACTGGTATCCAGAGTCTAAGAACGGATCTAACGGAAATTTACGTTAATTTCTAACTGATAAATAATCTAAGGAAAACTTAGATCAATAAATCATGTCCAAGTTATTTGGGTTCTCAATAGAGGACACTGAACCACTCTCACCGTCAGCGGTCTCCCCCGTTCCTCCTAATAATGAGGACGGGGCTGACCACTACATGAGCAGTGGTTTTTTTGGTTCATATGTAGACATAGAAGGCGTATATCGTACTGAGTTTGATCTCATTAAAAGATATCGTGAAATGGCACTGCATCCAGAAGCAGATAGTGCAATTGAAGACATCGTGAACGAAGCAATTGTATCAGATAGTAATGATAGTCCTGTAGAGATTGAACTTTCAAATCTCAATGCAAGTGACGGTATTAAAAATAAAATTCGCAAAGAATTCAAGTATATTCTTGATCTCCTAGATTTCGATAAGAAGGCGCACGAAATTTATCGTAACTGGTATATTGATGGACGCATTTATTACCATAAAATTATCGACTTAAAGAATCCTCAAGAGGGTATTCAAGAATTGCGTTACATTGACGCAATGAAAATGCGTTATGTAAGACAGCAGAAGAAAAAACCCGGAGACAAGGGAGCATCTGCAGTTTATAAAATAAAAAGTGATAATCCTATGGATTATGATTTTCCTGAGATTGAAGAATATTTTATTTACAACCCCAAGTCAGTTTATCCAACTGGCAATCCTATGCAAACTGGGGCAACTCAAGGAATTAAAATTGCAAGAGATGCCATCACTTATTGCACCTCAGGTCTCGTAGATAGAAATAAAGGATCAACTCTTTCATATCTTCACAAGGCAATCAAGGCACTCAATCAACTCCGTATGATTGAGGATTCTCTGGTTATCTATCGTTTGTCAAGAGCACCAGAACGTAGAATTTTCTACATTGACGTTGGCAATCTTCCCAAGGTAAAAGCAGAACAATATCTTCGTGATGTTATGATGCGTTATCGTAATAAATTAGTATACGATGCCAATACTGGAGAAATCCGTGATGACAAAAAATACATGGCTATGCTTGAGGATTTTTGGTTACCACGACGAGAAGGAGGACGTGGTACTGAAATTTCTACTCTTCCAGGAGGACAAAATCTTGGGGAAATCACGGACATTGAGTATTTTAAAAAGAAGTTATACAGATCACTCAACGTCCCGCCGTCTCGCATGGATGGCGAAGGCGGATTTAATTTAGGTCGTTCTTCAGAAATTCTCAGGGATGAACTTAAATTCACCAAGTTTGTTGGTCGTTTAAGAAAAAGATTCTCCAACATGTTTAATGACATGCTGAAGACTCAACTTATTCTTAAAAATATCATCACTCCTGAAGATTGGGAGATCATGAGTGAGCATATTCAATATGATTTCCTGTATGATAATCACTTCTCAGAACTCAAAGAAGCAGAACTTCTTAACGAAAGACTGTCTCTTGCTCAAACTGCAGAACCATATATTGGCAAATATTACTCTCAGGATTATGTAAGACGTAAGATTCTTCGTCAAACTGACATTGAAATTCTTGAGCAAGATAAACTTATCAAGGATGAAATCAAAAAAGGTATTATTCCTGATCCAAATGCACCAGTTGATCCAGAAACAGGAATGCCTTTAGACTCCTCCGCAGGAATGGATTTAGGTGCTCCAGTCATGGAACCTGAAGTAGATGGATCTGCAGCTGAGGCACCAGAACTTCCCAAAGGTGGTGAGATATAAATACCTACAGTCGTATACTATACAATTAAATG